TATCTACTTCCCCCGAACATTTCTGGACTGGCTCGGCGCCCTGACTATCTGCTTGAGGTCTCCCCGCTCTTCGTCAACCTGCATCACCACGAGATGAGTGTCCACGGCATCGGCTACGATCAGCTCGCCCATGTCGCCGAGCTCATGCACCAGGAGCATCTACCTCGCGACAAGCGCCGGCCGACCGTGGTCCTGCCTATCCCGGAGGAGCCCTGGGTAATTGTCCACGAGCTCGGCCATGTTCTGCACGAATGGATGTTCACCCACCCAACCAGCCCGGCACCTGGAATGTGGATCCCTTACATCGACGTCACGGGCTACGCCGGCACCGATCCTTACGAGCGCTTCGCCGAGGCGTTCCGTACCTGGGTCTTTGGGCGCCAGTTGCCCGCCGCTTACGACCTGCTGATGCGCAAGGAGCCCGACACGGCGGCGCTGTTCGATTCGTTGCGGCTGTGATCCGACCTCTGTTAGACTTCCCGGCATGGCTAAAGAACAGATAATCCGCGCATGTGCAGACAGGATCGTTCCTTCACCCCGGCAGCCGGAGGCTTCAGAGCGCGCTCGCCTCGAGCGGCCCGGCAATGCCCCTGATGCTTCGCTCATGGGCGACGCGATGGAGCGACTCCGGGATTTCATTCCGTCCTTCTCGGCCGAAGAGATCCACGCTGAAGGTCTCGTGATGTTCACCTCGAAGAAGTGGCAGGTTGGGCGGACGATCAACTTCTACTTTATGGATGGTCCACAGTGGGCCCGCGATCGGGTGATAGACCTCGGCAACAACTGGCTGAAGCAGGCCAACCTCGTCTTCAACGTTACGACTGACCGGAGCATGTCAGACATCCGCATCACGTTCGAGCCCGGCGGGTCCTGGTCCTACCTCGGCACCGACAATCTGGCCATCCCTGACGACGAGCCGACCATGCAGCTAGGCTGGCTGCTGGATGCGGACGTCGTAGATGATCTGGATGAGTGGCGCCGCACCGTGGTCCATGAGTTCGGGCACATGCTCGACTTCGGCCACGAGCAGGCCCACCCCGAGGCGGAGATAAGCTGGAACCGGGAGCGGGTGCTGGATTACTACATGGGGGCGCCCAACTTCTGGACGGCTCAGGATGTGGAGCGCCAGGTCTTCAGGAAGTATTCCGCGCTTCTGACGAACTTTTCGGTCTACGATAAGAACTCGATCATGCACTACCCGATCCCCGTCCAGTTCGTGCTCGACCCGGCCGACGCCGTGGGCTTCAACGATTCCCGCTCCATCCGCGATAAGAAGACCGCGGCCCTGTGGTATCCCCGCGCGCCTTTCGACCTCAGTCTCGATGCACTCGTAGCGCTTCCGGGCATCTAACTCGAGCCCTGATCGTTCCTGTAACCCTACATTAGTGGGCGGGATCCCGCGGTTTTATTCCACTAACCCTACATATTCGCCCGCGAGGGTCCCGCTAACCGCCTGAAACCCCCCGGGCTGCCCCCTTGCGTGGCGCCACTGACCCCGGAGTTGCCCGCCAGTAGCCCTGAAGACCCCTCTAAACGTAGCGAAGCCCGGTCCAACGGGGTGATAGGTGGGGAAAGGGAAAGGAGGATGGACCGGGCGCGTGTACTGGAGGCCACTCTACACCTCTGTTGCTGTTTTCGCAAGCCGTAGGTAAGATAGATCCATGGCAAAGAACCCATGGGACAGGTTAAACGAGGAGCCGGAGAAGGCATTCCGGGCATTCGTGATCTATTCGGACATTCCACCGCTCGAGCGGACCTACATAGCGGCGTTTCGGCTCTATAAGGATGAGGCAACGGGGCAGCCGGAGGGCACTTGCCAGGATGTGAATGTCCAACCCTACTTCAGAGGGTGGACGGAGCGCTATGACTGGCGCGAGCGGGCTCTGGCGAAGGATGATGCGAAGGCCAGGGCCAGGGTAGAGGGTGAGCTCCGGGGAATTACCTCCAGGTGGACGACTATTGCCGCTGAGAAGGAGAAGCAGTTCAAGAGGATCCTCGATCTGGGTGAGGCGGCCTACCAGAAGGCTCAGGATATTTTCAACAGGGAGCTCTCGGCCGAGAATTATTCGATGGCTCATGCCGTACAGATGTCCAAGTTCTCGCTCGAGGTCTACAAGATGCTTCTGGAGCAGGAGAGGCTTTCTCAGGCGCACAATGAGGGGAGGTGGACCGATGCCGACGAAGACGCCGTGGCTGACGCGCTGGAGGAACTCTCGCCCGAGGGAGCGATCGAATTTTTTGAAGAAGCTCAAAGGCGCACAGAAGACGAAAATCATTCGGACCCTCTCTGAGACGCCACCAGAGGACGACCACTGGCTGCATTGGTGGATCCAATATTTTTTCGGGCTGAATTTCGCCCTGCGTCCATGCTCCCCCGAGCACACCGCACCGTTCAAGATCGTCGCCGATGGCTACTTCGGCCGCCACCCGGTCTTCATCGTCAAGGGCTCGCGGGGACTGGCCGGCAAGTCTCTCTCCTTCGGGGTCACCGGCTCACTACTTGCGGCGCTCAAAGGCTATGAGATCAACATATTCGGCGGCTCCGGTGAGCAGTCCAAGAACGTACAGAAGTATCTGACCGGCACGCACCCCAAGATGAAGGGGCTCATGTGGGATCACCACCGGGCGCCCAAGCACCTGATTCGACAGGGGACCACGACCGAGGCGCGCTTCAAGGGCGGCGGTGTGGCCCGGGCGCTCAACGCCTCGCAGACTCACGCAAGAGGCGGGCACCCCAACAAGGTGATCTGTGACGAGATCGACGAGATGAACTTCGATCTCTTCGAGTCGATCCTCGGCCAGCCGCAGGGTGAGGAGGCTGGCGCGATCGCCGGCTCCACGCACCAGCACGAGACCGGGACCATGACCGATGCGATCGACATGGCCGATACGATGGGCTGGCCAGTCCATGAGGTCTGCTACAAGTGCAACCACGTCGACAACGGCGGCTGGCTGACCGATGAGATGATCGCGCTGAAGAGGCAGACCATGACACCGGAGACCTGGCGCGTCGAAGTGGAGCTCCAGGAGCCCAACCCAGAAGGGCGGATCTTCAACGCCGAGCACCTCGAGATTCTGTTTGACCCCGACTGGGGCGAGTTCCTGGATGAGATGGGCTTCGAGTACGAGGTCATCCCACCGGAGGCTCCGGGGAGCTACGTGCATGGCGCTGACTGGGGCAAGAAGCTCCATAACACCTGTCTACACACCTTCAGAGAGTCCGATACCGGGCCCGACCAGCTCGCCGCGTGGGCCTACATGCGCCGGATCGACTGGCCGTTCGTGATCGGCCGCTATAACGAGCGGGTCCGTAACTACGGCGGGAAGGCGCGCCACGATGAAACCGGCATAGGCGATGTGATCGGGTCCTTTATCGACCCGTCACTAGATTCCGAAGGCATACAGTTCTCCCAGCGTATGCTGATTGCCTCTATGTTCTCCGGGTACGTAGGTGCATGTCAGGCTGGGGATGAGATCACCTTGCCGATGATCCCGAGGCTGTACCGGGTGATGTCCAGGCTCACGAACGATCAGGTCTACTACGGCGGCCATCCGCCGGATGAGTTCGTCGCCGGCGCCCTGGCCTACTCGCTGACCAAGAAGGCCAAGAGAGCTCGCAAGCGCCGCAAGAAGGGCTTGCAGATGGGGAGAGCATGATGGACGCCCGGGACATGAGCACGCAGATTTACTACTGGATTCTCAGCGATAGGGGTGATCCGCTCGCGATCGTCTATAACCTCGAGGAGAGCCCGCAGGTCGCCCTGCTCCTGTACTCCTCGCGCGAGAAGGCCGAGGAGACCGTGGCCGCGCGCGCGGAGGCGCTTGATATCCGTGCCATCGGGCTCTACGACATCGAGGGGTTTGCCTTCATGTACTACGGTCCGCTTTGCAGGTTCTATGCCCTGGATTTTGAGCACGAGCTGGTCGATGAGAATGGCATCCCCTACGATGGCGCTTCGGTGTTTCTCTGGCCGCTCACTACGAGCTCTCTTGCGGGGGTGGTCGCGTGAGCCCGCTGCGTTTCTTCTACCCGGCGAGGATCGTTCGGATCATTGATGGTGACACGGCCATCGTCGACCCGTCCGTCTACCCGATGGACACCTACCAGCGCGTTCGTTTCAAGGATGCCTGGCTCCCGGAGCTAAATGCCCCCGACCTCGACATCAGGGCGGCGGCCGAGGAGGCCAAGCGTCAGGCCGAGGCGGAGTTCCCGGTGGGTGCTGAGGTCATCATCTCCAACGAACGCCTATACTGGACCTTCGGCCGCATCGAGGCGCGGGTCGACCACAAGGAGGACTTCGGTGGCTAAAGATCCTGGCATATTCGGCTCACTGGTGCCGGCTACCCGCGGCTCCGGCGGGCTGGTTCCCACTTCGATAGAGACGCGGCGGACCACTCCGAAGCGTCTCAAGCCCGGGATCAAGGGCCCGGACATCCAGCGCTCGCCAAACTGGGGGCGGTGGACAACGGAGAAGGCCACACGCGAGGGCCTGGAGCAATCCGAGTGGGTCTACGCCTGCATCGCGGCCAAGGCACGCGCGATCAGTGGGGTCCCCTGGAGGGTCTCGATGTTCGTCGATGGCCACTCGAAGCGCCGCTTCGAGTGGGAGAAGAAGGGTCTCCCGCCGTCCCAGCGTAAGGACTTTATGCGGGATGCACATACGCCCAGGCGCCACACTCGCACCAAGGGCAAGGCGGTCTTCACCGAGAAGCGGGCGCACCTCACGCCGCACCCGAACCATCCGCTCGAGCATCTCGTGGAAAACCCGAATCCGTTCATCTCGCGTCAGGAGATGCTGGAGCTCTGGGTCTATAACCTCGACCTCGGCGGCAACGTGATCTGGGTGAAGGTCCGCGGTGTGGTGGGTGAGCAGCGCAACGTACCCGTGGCACTCTGGCCGCTCATGCCGGATAAGGTGACGGTAGAGCCTGACTCGGACACATGGATCGGCAACTACGTCTACAAACCGACCACGCGCCGGCGTGATGACGTCGACTACCCACCCCAAGATGTGCTCCACTGGAAATACCCTGACCCCGGCAACCCTTACTGGGGGATGAGCCCACTTCGCGCCGCTTCAAGAGCCGTGCAGACCGACCGGGCGCAGCAGGACTGGCAGAAGATCAGCATGGACAATCGCGGCATCCCCGATGGGATCATCGCACTCGCTGAAGAGATCGACGATGAGCAGTACGAGGAGGCGACGCGCCGGGTACGGGAACAGTGGACCGGCGTTGAGGGTGCTCGCTTGCCGTGGGTGATCGGCAACGCCGTGAAGTGGTTCGACCTGTCGAGGACCCCTGTGGAGATGGACTGGGGCGCCTCGCGTGGGATGAACCGCAAGTCCATCTGTGCCGTCCTTGGCGTCGATGAGTCGATCATCGGCATGAAGGAGAACGCGACGCTCGCCAACATGGATGCCGCGGCCCGCGGCTTCTGGATGCGGACCAACATTCCGCTACTCGATCGCATCGAGTCGGGGTATGCACTCAATCT